GTTTTTGTAAAACTTCGCAATCAGTAAATTCTAAACTTAATTGATTTTTTTTAACTATAATATTTTGAAGTTTTGATAAATATACTTTACCTTGATCAGATAATTTTTCACTATCATAATGTTTGTTTGCAAAATTAAATATCATTACATCTCTTCTAATTTAAATCTGTATTTTTTACCAGACTTATTATTTAAAATATATAAGTGTTCAGCACCCTCTTGGATTGTCCAATTACCTTTTGTACCATCGACAGCATTACCTTCTTCTTTTGCTTCATTACTTAAATGTAAGTCTCCAGTGTACACGTTTCTCCAAACATTATCTGACGCGCCAAGATCAAAAGTATCAGTAGTATTAGGTAAAACGTGATCAGTCGTAGTATTTCCCGTAGTAGTTAAAGCTCCTGTAACGGTTAATGTTGAGCCATCAAACGTTAAATTAGCTTCTGCGTTCATACCATCTGTGCCAGTCGCAGTCACGATTCTGTTGTTAGAGCCATTGGTCATAAAATCAGAGACATCTACAGAAATTGCATCAGCTGCTACATCTATACCTGTACCAGCTCCAACATTAAGAGTTACTGTGCCTGAAGTTCCACCGCCTGTTAAACCGTCACCTGCTGTGACCCCTGTTATGTCTGCTGAAATAGTTTGGAATTCTAATGCTGTCGCACCTGCGTTTACTGCAAGAACTTGGTTTGCTGTTCCAATTGCAGTTAAACCTGTTCCACCTTTTGAAGTTGGAACAGTTGGCAATCTATCTGATGCTAAAGTACCTGAGCTAATATTGTCTGCGTCAGTCGTATCAGTTGTCGCTGAAGCTGCTAAACCTAAATCTGATCTAACTTCACTTGCAGAACGTCCTTCAATATCTGTTCCCGCTACACGTAAAAAATCATCGTCAGCTACGCCAGATGTAAATTTAGGCACATTTGTATTTGCTATACCTGTGTCTAAAACAGCAGCTGTCCCTAAACCAAGTGATGTTCTTGCTGTTGCCCCTGTTTCTAAAACAAAGTTAGATCCATCACCAACAATAAATCCACCATCAGTTACAGCTAAACCCGCAACATCTTGAAGTTGTTGATCTAGTCTTGCGTTTGCAACTGTTCCTGTTAGCTGACTTGCATCAATACTTTTGTTAGTTAGTGTGTCAGTTGTCGCTCTTCCGACTAATGTATCAGTGGATGTCGGCAAAGTTAATGTTCCAGTATTTGAGATTGACGAAATAACTGGAGTTGTTAAAGTTTTGTTTGTAAGTGTTTGTGTAATATCCACAGCAACTAAATCCTGTGTACCACTATCTCCACTATCAGGAAGTCTTAATGTATTTGATGCTGCTGCTGAGTGCGGTTGTGGTGATAATGTTTGATAGTGTGCGTTTGATACTTCACAATACATTCTTAAAGCAGCTGGTGATCCACTATTCGATTTGAATTCAATAACACCACCCTCAACTGTAAGGTCATCACCAACAGATAAATCTGCTGGTAAAGTTACATTACTACTACCATCTTCAATAACGGCTTTGGAAGCAGGTAAAGTACAGAATACATTTTTTGTTCCTGCACTAAAGTTTACAGCTGAATCACTATTTGACGAAGATATAATAGTATCTCTCGATAAAGTGTCTGTAGCTGCATCGGTTACAGTTCCAAGACCAACTTCAAACTCACCGTTTTCATTAACGATAGCATAATAAGTCGTATTGGAATTACCAATACCCGCAACAAACCCCTCAAATCCTGAGACTGCTCCTGCTAAATCAAATGTACCTGTACCTGTTGTAGTAGAGGTTTCTTTAACTCTATCGTTTACCACCAAAGCCATTTTCTAATCCTTTCTTCTACGCTATTCTTAAAATTGCAGCAGAAGTTGTAAACGCAGGGAACTGAATTGTGAAAGTTCCAGACGTTGCTGTTTTATCACCACCAAAATCAAGAACAGCTACAGCATCTGTAGTGTTAGTTCCTGCTCCTGTTGTAGTGTTGTAAATTAATGCACCTCTTGCAGTCAAAGTAACTCCAGTAAATGAAAGATCAGCAAAATCAGTAATTGCTGTGTCTGACGCTAAAGATGTTCCAACGTTAACTAAAGCTTTTCCACCTGCAGAGTAACCTGATGGTGATGTAACTTCATTAGTTGTATCATAATTTGTTGTAGATTTTCCCAAAGTCGCTTGAGAAGTAAACATAGCTAATTTGTATGTATCTCCTCCAGGATTTGAGAAATTATGTTTAGCTTCAAGTAATTCTTTTTTGAAAGAATTACAAATTGCATTTGTTGTAATGGCCATAATTTATTCTCCTTTAAACCTATTGTTGATTTGGAGAAGGTGAAGGTACAACCGTTCTTGGCACACCATCAGTGTATTCTCCTCGTCTTCTTCTGCCCATTTGTTGTAGGGCAAAATTTTGTACTTCTTCATTATACTTGTTTTTATACAGCGTGTACAGATTGTCGGGTCCTTTTAAATAGCTAAATGCTTCAGTTAGCACTCCATGTAAAAGCATTGACTCTTGGTACGTTGATAAAAAAGTATTGTTAGTTGAAGAAAAATGTGGTGCATCTTGTATGTAATTAAGCAGCGATGTGAGAGCTCTTGAAGGTTCAGGTGCTACTCAAATAGTAAAATCGTCCCAATTTGCCCAGTATTTTGGCTCTCCTGTAGCTGAATTACTATTAAATTCTGATATAAAACTTGTGTCTCTTTTTTCTAAAAATGATCTGGTACCTGAGTTTATTACCTGCACAGATCTAACAATCATACAATCCGCAGGCAATGTAACATATCTGTTTGATGCAGTAAAATTTGAAGTAGCATATTTTCTTAAATCATCATAATCAACTTTACCTGCAACATCTAATTCAACACTTCTAATAAAATCATTAATGATTGAGTCTGATAATACTGAGGATCCTACTTCAGTATAATCTCGAACTTGTGTTAAAAATGCTGAATGTGTTATAGCCATTATGAAATACTCACTGTTGTTTTACCGATTAATACTTGAGCCTGTCTTCTTTTGTTTTGTAAAGAAGGATCTTCAGGCACTAAAGAACTTCCTGCAATAGTTATACCATTACCTGTAAAATTTGTTTGACTTACTCTAAACGCAAAGTCACCTGGCAAAGTTAAATTTGCTACACCGACTGTTATTCCACCAGAGTTTGCTTTTGTTTGATCTCCTGTTGCAACTGTTTGTGGTTGTTGAAATTTTTGTGTTCTTGGATTTCTTAAAGCAATCGCATCTGGAACATTATATGGAGGATCTAATTGTGGATGCTTTGGTTCATATTCTGAAATATGAACAAGAGAACCATTCCACTCTTTTACCATCTCTGAATATGGAAAAGCTTGTCCTGATCTATCAGATATAGCTAATGATCTTTTACCTCTTGCAAATCCTGCCATTATACTCCATCTCCAAAATAAGTTTGTGGTGAAATATATGATGATGTTCTTTGTCCGTCTTCTTGTAATGCTCTTAATAACTCATCTTCATATATCATTCTTAAATTTTGTGTAAGTTGAGGAGCTTTTTTCATAGATAAAAAATAAGCTAAACCCGAACACATACATGGTAAAAATCTATAAACAACATCTGCTTGATTTGTGTAAGCTCCTGCATCTTCAATTCTTCCAATGTAATAATATTTTAAATAAGTGTACGTAGTAGCATCAGGTGTTAAATACAAAGTTACTGTAGGAGTAACATCTCTTCTAACATAATATTGTGATGGCTGACCTGTTGATCCTTTATTTGGTAAAGCAGCATACGCTGATCTATCAATCTTCGATAATGAAACATCTGTAATGTCTGTTCCTATTCCTGTGCCGGTTGAGATGTATGCTTCAAGAACATCACTGCAATCATTTGGAGTTGTGTATGTTGCTGTTCCTGCTGTAAGTAATTGTTCTTTTAAAGTAACCTTCCAAAGATGGACACCTCTGTTACCCCACTCAGATAAAAGTAAATTTAAACTTCTTCTTGCACTTCTTAAATCGAAACCACTATTAGTCCTAATTCCACATCTCTCGTATGCTTCCTCAATAATATCATCTATATTTAAATCGAATGCTGTAGTTCCTGAAGTTGCCATAATTCATTACATTAAATCTTTATAGTAGTCCATTGATTTACCTGGAACTAATTGCTCATCTTGTAATCCCATTCCTTTTGTTCTAGCTGCGCCATAACCTTTTGAAGATTTAGCTTCCATACCCATAGCTGCTTTCATCATACCACCATCTTTTTCAAAACCCATTCTGTTTCGAACTTTTGTTGGTAATTTACCTAATGATTTTTCTTTACCTTCTGGTATTGGTTTTAATCCCATTGTATCTCCTCCTTTATTCATTTTTAATAAATCTGCGTGATAAT